AGGCTGCTTGCAGTATTCGTGAGTTCCACATAGCCATATCTTGTTAAAAACCCAACCACAGGTTCGAAGGTTGCTGGGTCAAGAACAACACCAGAGGACATCAACGGAACATATGGGCAGTAGAACGCTGCAGCATCGGATTCGCTAGTACCTTTGTATCCAACCAAGATTGGAGTGGTATCAGCTGCATAGCTGTCAACATACACTTTCATTGCGCTGTTCAATGTACCAACAAACTTAGTGTTTGTAGGTGCTTCAAATGTGCCTTCTGTTGTACGTGCAAAAGCAGAGGTAGTAGCAGATTGTAACACTGTCAAAGCAGCAGGAGATACCACAGCCCAGTTACCAGCACCACGACGTGTGCGTTGAGCGATCTTGTTAGCTACACGGTTAATCAACACTGCCAATGCGGCGTGCTCATCACCCACGAACGTAGCTGTACCAGACACAGTAGCTTGGTTGTAAGTTTCTTCAGTTGCTGACAAGGCGCGCAACGAACCCAAGATTTCTTGGTCGATTTCAACTGTAATTTCTTGAGCCAAAGCAGCCATAATTTCTGCTTCAACATCGAGACCATGCATAGCTTGAGCATCTTGTGCTGCTTCAAAAGTCCAACGAGCGCTTAACTTGCGGGATTTTGCTTCAACAACTTGTTTCAAGATTTGCACGTTGATCTTGCGACCAGGTACGCCTTCAAGAGAGGCTGTGCTATCAGCACGACCAGTAGCTGCGCTGCCTGAGTAAGCAACAGCAATCTTGAATGGGCTTAACATTTCATCGCCAGCTGTAGCACTAGTGCCAAAGCCAGAACCATCAGCCATGTTGTCTGCATAACGCACACGCAAAGTATGAATTTGAGAAACTGGGCCTGTCATTGGCTGAACACCAACGATTTCATTAGCGATAACTGTCGGCATAACACGACGAATCACTGGGAGGATAACACGGTTCAGAGTGGAAATGTTAGCAGCTTGTGTACCACCAGCTGTTGCATTTTCATTCAAACTTCTGCGGGTATTTTCCAAAATAACACCCATTGTTGAACGACGTGAACCTTGCAAACCTTCTAACAGGGCCTCCTTGGTTTCGCCCCAACGGCTTTCTAATAGATTTTGTGACATGATTTTTTCCTTTGTATTAATCTAGTTTTTACTTCAGCCCTGCTAACCGTTTGAGTTCAAAAACATTATCTGTTTCATCCTTCAAAACTGGTTTCACAGTTTTATCGCCCGTCATTGCTACACGATCTTCACTTAACACCTTGGCTTGAGGCTTTGATGCGCTGCTATTGTTAGTAAGCACTGCTGGTAGATACTTGTCGTATACAGAACGCAGTTTCTCGGTCTGTACATTCTCAAGAAGATCCGACATCACCGTAGCTTTGTCTTTGTTAAGCGGTTGCAACAGTTCGGCTAACACTTGTTTGCGCTTAACGCTTTCTTGAATAATCTTAATTTCACGGTCTTTAGACTCAACTAACTGAGTCTTTTCAGATGCTGCTTTTTTAGCTTCTTCGAGTTGTCGAGTTTTAGCTTTCACTAAAGATGTTAGCTTGGCAATTTCCTTGTTCTCATTTAAATGAGTAGCAGTGAATTCGCTAGCAAACGCTTCGAACAATCTACGTCCAAACATGTTTTCGCGAGCAACTTGAATGTCTTCTTTCAGTTGTCCTAGCTCTGACTTTAAACCTGTGGTAATTGATTCTTTAACTAGCTGTGCGCTGCGAGCAACGAACGCTTTTTGCATTTCTGCCATTTTTTCTTTGGCGCCTGCAATTAGACGAACTTTTGTCTCAACAACTTCTTGCTTGTCTTTAGAAAACTCTGAAATTTCTTCAGACAACTGACGCATTACGAAACCTTCCAGTCTCTTAACGCTCTCAGTTTGTACTTTACGATCTTTCCGTAGTTCTTTGATTTCTTCAGCTAATTTTTCAACCATAAAATCATTGAACCGTTTGCTTGACTCACGCACGTTCTGATTGAACTTAACGCGGTCTGCCGCAAGAGCTTTCTTTTCTTCCCTGAATTCAACGATTTCTTGTTGCAGGGATTCAGTTACCATTGTGTCTAAAGCTTCAACCATTACACTTTTATCGTGTTCATAGCGGCGGGCGAATTCCTCACGCAATTCACTACGGGCTAGCTCTTTGGCTTCAGCAAGCTGAGCCTCCCATGCTTCCGTAATGGCTTGACGTGTATCTTCGTTTATAATGCCGCCATCAATAAGTGGTTTGATCGCATTTAACATAACGTCTCCTTGTTAACTTCCCAAGTTCCATGGGATTCCTTCTGATTAAAATCTTCCATAATGCAAGATTTCAAACTTCTTCCAGAAATAAAATTATCTGGTTCTGTACCTGGTATAAACCGTTTTGCTGTCAATCCATTAGTAAACCATTTATACTTAGTTTTGTCATAACTCATATCGTGCTGAATTTTTCTTCCAATAGTAAATCCGTCTGGCTCTTTGCCAGGTGTACATTGTAATGACTCCGTACCATTGGTAAACCAACGCTTTACATAGATCCTACCTTTAATAAATCCATCATCCATTTGATCTTTATTTACTTGCTTTGATGTATCCCCATTGTTTACCCACATAAGTTGTCCACGTTTACCTTTGTTCCATGCCTCTTTGCCAAACATTGGGTTTTTAATTCCTATTTTTTGACTTCGAAGAATTTCTTTAATCTCAGGGCGTGTTGATGGATTTTTGTTACCAATGCACTTACCTTTTCTCGACACGCTTACTTTTTTAGCATAGTTTTCTATACGAGAGTCAGTATCTTTTGTTAAAGATTTATTCCATGGTGGAATGCCATTAGTAGTAAACTTACCATCTCCATTATGCTGGTTAAACGACATAGGGTCATTTTTTGCGTCAAGTTGTGATAGATATGCTGATTCAAGATTGCGAATAAACGTTGGATCGCCAATTAACAATACTTCTCTTTCCCAGTCGTTTCTATTTTCAAGAATCATCGGTTTGACAATTTTACTTGAGCATATATACCCATCATTTGGATGGCACCCAACAGCAGCTCTAGATCCAATATACCACTTACGAGTAGGAATATGAGTCCATTTATACAAGAAAGCCAATGTTATTTTCATTTTAGTTTCATATCCTGAATTAAGCGTATGACTTGACCTTTGATATACCGTTGCACCTTAGTATCAGCTGCCATTTCAAGAACTTTATGACCATGACGCATGTTCATAAGTGATTCGTAAATAGCTTTTGGATATGCGTTTGGAGCTGATGGCTGGGCTACTATATCTACAGTAATAATTTCAAAATCACTAACATGACCGTTTGCTTCATTGACGTTACCGCTTCCGCGGCTGGAAACTCCAAGCTTCACTCCCGATTCCAGCATAGTTTTAACAATATTTCCCATCGGTGTCGGGAGAATTTGTAATTTTCCTACACCATTGGGACCTTCCATGCTCATTTTTACAATTTTGTGAGTAACTCTATCGAGGTTGATTTTAAGATCATCTGGATGATCCATTTCACCGAGAATATCACCTCCATTGGAGTCAAGTAAAATGTTATTCATCGAGTCTACGGCTTTTTTAATTTCATGGACAGGGTATACGCGCTGGTTCGCATTTCGTATATCGCCTTGAATAAAAATTCCAGCCATATATAAATGCTTACCTTTATTACCAAAAGCATCTTCAGCTTCTTCCAAAGTAACTTTATTTTTGCCAATACTTGGGGAAATGAATTCTGATAAGATTACTTTAGACATATATCTATTACGCCTTGTAGCCTGACGATCCGCCTGGATTGAAGGATTTCTTAGCAACTGGAACTGACTCTTTAGTTGTTTGACCTTCTTGCTCACGCTTTACAGTACGCTTGTCTTTGTAGCCTTTAGTGTTAGCACCTGGGCTGTTTTCGTACTTGTCTTGACCCATCTTTGTCTCGCCTTTTGTCAAGTAATTGCTTGGTTTCTTGGGACCAGTATTACTGTCACGGTCAGAAGCTGCACCACCTTGTGCTATATTTTTTGTAGTTCCACCCATGTCGTTTTTACCACCGATTTGGGTGCTCTTAGAGTTGATTGGTGATTTTGTACCACCAGACCCAATAGCGTCACCTTCAACAGGCTTAACTGCAGTTACTTTTTCAACATACTCGCGCATTAAGTCAGCTGGTGACTTGCGAGATTCTTTAACTTTTTTAGCTTTTTCTTCTTTCTCAGCAGTCTTACCGTCGTACTTGTCGCCCTTAACAGCAGTACCTGGGTGTTTGTTACCCTTCATGTCAGTCCATGGTTTGTCGGTTTTCTTGGATTCGCCGTAGATGCTAGCTTCGCCAAACTTTTGTCCGTCTGACTCGGCTTCGTCACCTAGTTCTTCACCGCCTATGTCTTCTTCATCAGCGTCGAACTCGTCGTCGCCCATGTCATCTTCGCCAGCGTCATCATGGATACCAGGCATATTTTCTTCTTCAGCTTCTTCGCCGGCCATTAGCGAGTCAAACTCTGCTTTAAGTTCGTCGATTGCGTCTTCTAGATCCATAACACGGGCTTCAACACTTGCTTCGCCACCTATTGCGTCCTCATCGCCAGCGAACTCATCGCCAGCGAACTCATCGCCGTCCATGTCGTCATCGCCAGCGAACTCATCGCCGTCCATGTCGTCATCGCCAGCAAACTCGTCATCTTCATGCATACCTTGTTGGTCGCCGTCAATAATATCATTCTGATCTTCAATTTCGTCGCCAAGGCGTTCTGCACCGCGACCACGTTGGACAGGGAACTGGTCCTCGTCAACTAAACTCTCATAAATATCACGGCTTTTTGCGATTACAATATCGTGAAACAATGCTTTAGCTTTCGCGTCATCTTCGTTGATAATGTATTGAATAAGTTTTTCGAACTTTTGCATAGGTAACTCCTTAAGGTTATATAACTTGTAATATTATTTACTCAAAACTGAATAAATCAGTGTAATATGAGTGTTTTTCAGAGCGAACTTAAAGATAACTAGAAACTTGCGCAGTTTTGCGCTAATTACATGTATGGTTGCTTTGATTTATACGGGCCGCGCTTACTTCCAGTCATTACCTCACTGCGCATTTTTCGAAATCCCTCCGTTTTCGATCTCGCTGATAGTCGAGACCGTCTTTCATTCGCTCCAACTAAGCCGTATAATTCTTCCCAGGATTTCCCCTTTTTAATTTCAGACAATCTTTTCTTGTGACTTTCTGATTTAGGGGCTTTCATATTTTCTGTATTACTTTTAGGCTTTCTCATTTTTTCTTTTGTTGCCTCTGTACAAACTCTACCATACGTTCCCTCACCGCCATCTGTCATGTTTAGCAAAATTCCTGTTCCAATATCTTTTCTACCCCACCAGTTAATCAAGCGGCGTTCTATTGCAACAGCACCCAATGGTGTCAAATTTGTCTCGAGAAAAATTATATATTGTTTTGCTGGTGTGTGGCAGCCTTTGCCAGCTATACGATGAGCTTCATATGCTCGTCTGCCAGTTCCTTTGCCAATGTAGTATGGTGTTCCTGCTTTTGCAGTCTTAGAATCTTTGCTTCGCACGTATGCGTAAACATAGTAAATATCATTGCTGGACATATAACCTCCGTTGTCGTCTAGAGTAGTCGGGGATTGCCGTCCCGCGGGCTACACCTTTATCATCGAGCGTAAAACCACTGGACTGAAGATCCAGTGGTTTTACGCTCGATGATAAATTCTGCAGATTTCATGAGAGTTATGTGTTACATTCCCATACCACCAGCGTCCTGCTCTGCCGGTTTATACATATTTGAAAGACCTTTCAACTTTTTCTCGTGCTCTATTTTTCTAATATCGTTGATTTGCCGTAGTTTATTCAGCTGGTCAAGAGTAAGCCGTGTTTTCCGTAAATCAGAAATAGTTAAAATGGACTGATCGTCCTTCTCAGTAGAGTAGCCGGGCGGATTTGCCTCAATGACCGAGTCCTTACCCATTTCAAATAAATCTAATATATACATATCTTTATTTAACCAAAAACTAGTTTTTTACTGAGCTGGCGCTGGAGCGCCGCCAGCACTGCCCATTGGTGATGTGGCTCCAGTGGCACCTGCACCACCGCCCATATCTGCTCCACCCATATCCTCACCTTCTTCACTGCCCATGTCGTCAGGCATTGGCCCTAAGTTTTCTAAGTCAGAGGATATGCCTCCTGCTGACACGCCAACAGCCCGCAAGTTTGGATCATCAGGTTTGGCATTTTCATCAGCATGCTCTTCAGACCACATTTGCTCGTTCTCTTGCATTTCCTCCTCAGTTAGACCAAGGTAGCGGGTAAGTAAGAACCGTTTTGCCAAGTAGGGTATCTGCTCAACTTGAGTAAATGTTGAAATTCTCGCTGCGTCAATCTCAACTTGACGATATTTTGTAAAGTTTTGCGGTTCGTTAAACTTTAAGTCAAAAACACTGTTATCAATGTTAAAGCCTCTAAACCTCAAAAAGATTTTAAACTCTTTGTCCAATACGCCAGATACAAAATTTTGCAGTCTCTTACAGTATTGGTTGAATCTCCATTCTTGAATCATTGCGATACCAACTTTTCCGTCGCTAAAGTTATTAGCTGCTTCATCATTTTGGGTTGGCAGATAGCTTGCTGGAATACGTAATCCGCGGAATAACTTGTTTGTGAAGAATCTCAGATCAGTTATTTCACCTAGATTTGAGTTCTTTGTAAAAATTCCTGATTCAAGTGCAAAAGTATGGTAATCATGATACTTTTCACCAGCATCAATAGTTAGTGTACCTACCTCAACCAGGTCAGGCAAATACTCAATTGATACAATTTTGTGATTGTACAACTCAGCTTCTTTTCTAAATTGCCGCCAATTTTTATACCCGTGCCGTGTCACACCAATACGAATCTGAGATTCGGTTATTCCAGTCTTATCCCAATTTGGAGATTTTGTATCTTTGTTAGCATCAAGATAATAGTTCAAAAATGATTGATCAGAATTAAGTCGGTTCACTATAGACTGTAGATTTTCTTGATGTGAAGTTTTACCTAGCAGCATAGATTGAATTTTGTCTAAAACGACTTTATCAAAAATTACTTCTTGGTTCTTATAGTATTTTTCTCTGACTCCAGGAGTATTCATGAAGTTGGATGATTTAACACCTATTTTCTCATTTCTTTCAACATATTGCCTGGTTTTCTTAAAGTTTTCCCAACCTGTTTTTTGTGCAGTAGTAAATCTTAGATGAAACTCATTATCACACAGTTTTTTTTGTAAAGCAGCGGACCCCAATTTTGACTTCTTAGCATTCCGCTCACATAGCTCAAAATGTTTATCATCTGTAATATTATCAAAATATCGTTGTATCCCATTCGTAATATTAATAATACGGGAATTACGCTCAGTATCTGTCAATGATTTCCAATTATTTGATAATCTGTCTGAAATTTGTTTAGTATACTTTGCCCATAATATGGGATTTTTTTTCATCTCGTCAAATTTAGCTTTAGCTGCAACTGTTCCTAGCCGTTGAGATTCTTTACTGAAACCCAAAGATTGATGATACATTTTATGATCATCCCATACCATGTGAACTAAATTTTCAGGTGAATTATTATGTCGTTTTAAATCAACATGATGAATAACGTTTACGTGATCAGTTGCCCTACTTTCGTCATAAGTAAATTTGTCAATTATTCCGTGTTTGGATAACTCATTTGCAACTAGTCGATGAACAAATTGCCACTGTTTAGTGTCTGGCTGGTATACTTGAGTATAGTTAAGTTTTTTATAGTTGCTAATATGCTCCTGTTTCGTGTTAAACGGAATCATACTCTCACCAAGTTGTAAATCTTTGGCTTCAACAAATCCCTTACCTATTACAGGGAATTTGTGGTCTGGGGTCGCAATTATCTCTTGGCCATTATCCAAAATTATTTTCATTACTTGAGCAGATTTTTGAGTAACCCCCGCCCAACTTATAATGCCCGGAACAATATGCCCGTTGTCTGGATTACAACTATAAACCCAATTTGTTTTTCCAGATGCATATTCTTCAGTTAATTCACTCAGGGTCAGTGTCCTCCCGTCAAGTAGCGGAACTTTAGTATCCATTACTAAGCAACCCCCAGGCAGTGCTTCTACGCTTGAACCGCGTCCATCTGCGGTTTGGGGAAAGAAGAAGTCCTCATTCATTGAAATCGGATTGTATGTTGCATCCATCATATTACCGCCCGAGCCGTTAATAGACGGTATTCTACGTTGATGCACTTCGTTTTTCACTCTTTCAACAAATGCCATTGCTAAGTGAGATGGCATATTTCCAACGTCAATTTTGAAAATTCTACGTTCAGGTGCCCGTTGAATACGGTAAATAATAATCGCATCTTCAAGTAGTTCCTTTTGTTTAAACACTTTAAACACTGTTTCTAAGACAGAAGTACCGAACGGCCACGCCATGTCTAGCCCTTCTGACAAGCTAATATGAACTACGTGCTCTGCGTTAATAACTGCTTCATTTTTTGCGCTAGTAAATCTTGATCCGCCCTGCCCGCCTGCTGGTGTATACGCTCCAGCACTACCTCCAGTACCACCCATTTGCGGGTGATTTTCATATGAATCGGACGTAGTGACTGCTGTAACTGTCAAATTTTGAAGATTAGGATTAAGATCTTTAATGACGTATTGCTCAGGTTTTTTGCCGTCAGACTCATTTACAATAACTTTGGTTACCTTAGACATTTCAGAC